AGAAGAAGATAGTGGTATTACTTCAATGTGCGTTATTGGTAGTACAGTCTACGATAACCCGTACATCTCTAAAGCGTATATTGGTAAGTTAAAAGAACAATCCCGTGTTGAACAAGACAGATTACTTTATGGTAGTTGGACAGCTCGTGAAGAAGGTACAGGGTACTTTAAACGTGCTTGGGTTAAGATGATTAAACACCCTCCTATCCATGTAGTACAGAGAGTAAGAGCTTGGGATTTAGCAGCATCAGAACCAAGTGAAAAATATAGAGACCCCGATTATACAGCAGGGGTTCTTATGTCAAAAGATAAGAATAAAGTTTATACAGTAGAACATGTAGTACGTTGTCGTAAGAAGTTCTTAGGTGTTGAGGAGTTAATCCTTAAAACAGCTCTTGCTGATGGTAGGGATGTAATTATTACATTACCACTAGATGCAGGTGCAGGCGGACAAAGTTATGCTAAAACACTACAAGCTAAATTAGCTGAGTTTGGTTTTACCGTAAGGCTAGTTAAACCTAAAGCTAATAAGGTGCTGCGTTTTGGTGCTTTCGCTGCTATGGCGGAAGCAGGTTATGTTCAGTATGTGAGTGACGAAGGTTACTCTGTAGAAGAACAATGGAATACCAGTTACTTAAACGAGCTAGAGCAATTCGATGGTGGTAGGAAAGGACATGACGATTAACAACTAGGTCGTCAATAAACGCATTGAAATGCTGGAACACCTACGACAAATGTTGTAGACAATCAGCAGCCAAGCTGTTATCATATAACAGAAGGTTCAACGACTATCGAAAGCGTACAGAAATGTATAAGCGAGTAGAGTAGGTTTCAAGTGAAACCGAAGCGGTGCGGTCAACGTAAGTTGATATGATATAGTCTAAACTATATGGCGACATATAGACACTTATAAATATAGGAAAATTTCTATGAAACAGTCGGAAAATATTGTTGGTGAAACATTTAAAACTAATTGTGACGGTGATGTTGTTGTAACAGCAAAACACGGTAAAGTAGTTAATGTACGTTTTATCAACACAGGTTATGAAAGAGAAGTGTTGTTAGATAACTTACGAAAAGGTAAGTGCAAAGATTACACGATCACAGATAGAACAAGAACAGAAGTAACGTACCCGAATGTTGTTATGCAAAGCAACACTTGTGGTGAATTTACATTACTTGAAAAACAAGGCAAGCGATGTGTTATACAGTTTATTAAGACTGGTTACACAACAACAGCTCTTTGGGAAAATATCAAGAACGGTAAAATACGAGACCCTTATTGCGTATCCCGATATGGTAAAGGGTGGTTGGGTGAGTTTGAAAAAACCACTTACCACAAACAAGCTATGTCATTGTGGAGTAATATGTTAAAGCGTTGTTACTGCGAAGCAGATACTCGTGGATACTTCGGTAAAGGTGTTTCTGTTGATTTTAAGTGGTTGTGTTTTGCTAACTTCTTAGAGGACTTACCTCACTTAGAAAACTTTGATTTGTGGTTGAATGCACATAACGGAGTAGGTGAGAAGTACAACCTTGATAAAGATTTTAAAGTTAAAAACAATAAAGTCTATTCTAAAGAAACTTGTATGTTTCTACCTGAATCTTTCAACAAAAGTTTTACGACTAAAACGAATAAGTGGGCATCATGTTACGAGTGATGTTTAATATAATGCAAGTCGATTCGACCTCTGATGCGTTCAATCATATTAGTAGACAAATGGTACTACCCTCTTTCAACCTAACTTCATTTACACAAGCTAACCCATTCAATAGAGATTTTTAATGCAAGGAATAAAACATGAGTGAAACAGTAGGTGCTAGTACACCTGTAGATGTGACCAAAGCATCAAAAGAATCTCTAAGCTTTACGATTCAGCAATTAGGTTATACAGGTTTAAAAGTTAGCAACGGTCAGATCAACGAAGAATTAAAACGAGAGTTACAATTCCCTCAGAGTATCTTAACGTACAAGCAAATGGGTTATGATTCTACAGTAGCTTCAGCTTTGAACTACTATGAGCATATGATGCTTAAAGCTAACTTTGAAGTTAAACCACATCCACAAGCGAGTGAAGAAGAACAAGCTTATGCTAACTTCATTCGTGAATGCTTATTTGAAGATATGGATGGTCAATCTTGGCAAGACTTCATTCAAGAAGTTGCTAGTATGAACAAGTACGGTTTCTGTGTGAATGAGATTGTACTTCGGAAACGATTGCACTCCAAAGGAAGCTTGTTCAATGACGGTAAGATTGGTATTAGAAAATTACCTATTCGTTCTCAAGACAGTATTTCTAAATGGAATTATGACGAAGAACAAAATCTCATTGGTTTAACTCAAACTGTAGCTAAGACAGGTAAACGTGGACAAGTATTACTTTCATCTAAAGGTGAAGAAATTACAATCCCACGTAAGAAGTTTTTGTTATTTCGTTTAGGTAAGAATAAAGACTCTCCTGTTGGTGATTCACCCCTCAAAGCTTGTTACTACTCATGGAAGTATAAAACTGCTGTAGAAGAACTCGAAAGCGTAGGTTTAAATAGGGATTTAAGTGGAGTCCCTGTTGCATGGATTCCACCACAAATTATGGCAGAAGATGCCGATGAAACCACTAAAGCACAGTATCGTGAATGGCAAAACATTGTTCGTAACATCCAACAGAATCAGCAATCAGGTATGGTGCTACCATTAGCTTATGATGAAACAACAAAACAACCTTTGTTTAAGTTTGAGTTGTTGAAGAATGAAGGTGGTAAAGCTTATGACACAACAAACATTAAGCAATACTACAGTAACGCTATCCTTACAGCTTTAAGTGCTGATCTTTTAATTATGGGGCAAGGTAGTACAGGTAGTTATGCTCTAGGTAATATTAAGAACAGCCTATCAGCTATCGCTATTGAATCAAAACTGAAAGAGATTTGCAACGTAGTAAATCATCATCTAATCCCTTTAATTGCTCGTATGAACGGTTGGGAGATGACACGATTACCTTTCATTGCTGTTGATGACCTTGAATCTGTTTCATTAGAGGAAACATCAAAATTCTTACAGCGTGTTGGTAGTATTGGTATCTTACCTAAGACACTTCCTGTTGTTAACCGTGTACTCAATCTACTTGGTTTAGATGCTTTACCTGAAGATGCAGATTTGTCAGAGTTATTGACGGACAATACAAGCAAGGCTGGACAAGAGTTAGATAATCCTTTAGAGGGTAGTCGAAGAACAGCTAGTACAGGTAATGATAACGACAACAACTTAGATAACGCAGGGTAGCAATATGAAATTGCAGGGTAACTTACCTTTGCTAAACAATAAACAAAAGTAATGATAAAAGCTTATATTTATAAAAATATTTAATTAAAGTATTTACAAATAAAATTCTTGGTTATATAATACAGCTATGAGCAACGCTGATTGCTATACATAATAAATATAAGCTTACTCAAATACAATAATAAGGGTAAGTATATGCGTCCTAAAAAGACAAACATTCCAATTATTAAACAAGCAAATGAAGAATTAAAACAAGCAACATTCCTTGTACTCTCTCCTGATGAAGTTGATTTACACGGGGATGTATATGACGCTAATGAAGTTCGCAAAGCTTGTCATAACTTCAACACCTACTGCCGTAAAGCAAACCTCTTGCATCTTTTCGATACCGATACATTCTCTGTTGTAGAGAGCTATATTGCTCCTGTTGGTATGCAAATTGGTGAACAGGTTATCAAAGCAGGCGATTGGATTTCAGTGCTACAATTCCACTGTGATGAGATATGGTCTGAGGTTAAAGCAGGGAATTATTGCTCTGTGTCAATCGGTGCGACAGCAAATGCTGAATATTTAGAAGGAGATCAAGATGACTGATAAAGTCAAAGCTAAACGGAAACTCACAGATATTAATTTTGAAAAAGAAGGTTCTCACTTAGCTCTAGTACACAAAGTACAAGGTGGTGGTGCAAATGGACGAACTACTTTGGTAATGAAAGCGACAGATAAATATTCTCCTGAGTTTATTGAAAAAGCTAGTCAAGTTAAAGTTACATTATCTTTACCTGATTTCTTAGAAAAGTTCTTTCATGTTTGGGGAGAAGATGCTGAGTTACTTGCTACCTTGTTTGGT